ATCTGTGAGTATCAATTCTGAGCTATTCTTCCTAAAATACCAAAAGTGATACATATTGACGCTGAGACAGTCTCTTCTGGGGCTGTCTTTTTGTATTGCTTCTGACTCTACTCAGATTTGACTATATCAGCACAAAAAAAGAGAGACCAGCTGGATCTGATCCCTCTTGTAATGTATCAATACAGTAAATCAACATTGATTTCATGTATTCATGATTTCTTGATTTCATCCCACCACTTATAGACTGTAGGCTTGCTCAGACCAGTCTCCCTGATACAGTCAGCCTTCTTCCCTTCAGGATGGGCTGATCTCCACAGTCTGACCTGATCAGCCTTGCTCCCTGATCCCTTCTTCCTTCCATTGTGAGCGTCCCACGCTTCTCCCCTTCTTCTGGATCTGATATCCCTGATAGCTCTTGCTTCTTCCAGATGATCCCTTTGCTTCTGACCATTCCTCTTGATAGGATGATACTCCCACCCTTGCCAGTGCTCCAGACTCTCTCTGGGAGTAGCCATAGCCTTCTCATTGTACATCTTCAGAGCTGACTGGATCTCTTTAGGCTTGATCTGTCTCACAGCTCCCTTGTTATAGACTGGGAGCAAGCTCTCCAGATCTGACTCCAGCTCATCCTGATCCACTCCACACTTATAAGCTATGACAGATAGAGCACACATGGACAGATATCTGTGACCCTCAGTAGTCTTCTCTTTGCAATTCCTGAGAGCATAGTCATAAAAGGCTCTGTCAGTCTTCCAGCCTACTATCTTCTGTCTCTTCCTTCTCTCACCCTTCTTCTTCTGTCTCTTTTCTCCATATCGGATGAAGTGAACATCTTCCAGCCCTACAGCCTTCCCCAGCTCATCTATATCCCACTTGTCCCCCACCTTGAAGACAGTATTCTCCCAGTTGTATTTATTGAGACCCCCAGCACACCTGAAGTCCTGACCGAACCACTGGATCTGAGTCTGTACATAGACCCTTCTACTTTGCTGGATAGCCAGAGCTCTGTAGAGCTTATCAATATTCTGAGTCATGGAGTGATAGACTGGGATAGGCTCAGTCATGACAAAATACAGATGAAGCCCAGTCCCAGAGTTGACTATGTATGTAGGCATAGGGAAGGGCTCTCCATTTGCACTCTCCCAGTTATTCTGAAGAGCATGGAGAAGGACTCCAGAATAAGCATTGTCATAGTCTATGATGAAGGTATAGAGACTCTTTGCTGACTTCTTACTGATCCAGTTATTGAAGTAGGTACATCCACCTATCAGAGTATCATTCCTGACTGATCCGAACTCCACAGCGTCACTGATCGTCATTGTCCTGATCCTCTTCTCATTCTCATCCTCATCTATAATGACCACTGGGATCTCTTGCTCCAGATCATCAAAGATGGTCTCATACAGATCCCACGCTGAGACCTGGTCTCCAAACTGGCTGAGGATCATATTCTTCTCATCATATTGCTCTCTGATCACCTCTATAGGCTCATCTCTCAGCATTTTCTCCATGACCATCTTCTCCCTTCAGACCCCTCTCATTTATAAGGGGCGTAATGTATCAATATGTTTTGCTTTACCTTTTGCCCAGATTATAAGGGATAGCCTGATCCACTGTCAATACTATCCCTCTCAGAGCTCCCAGAAGCCCCTCAGAGCCCTCTTCAGTCTCATGATGGATATTTGTATCACCTGACTGATAAAAGCCCTGAGAGAGCCTTCTGAGAGTGTCTGTCTGTATTCATGATTTCATGATTTCATGACTTCATGATTTCTTCTGAGCCATCTTCAGCTCATAGATCTGTCTCTGATCCTCTGTGAGTGAGTGCTTCTTGATATATTCCTGAAGAGCCTTCTCTCCCAGCTCATCCACCTTCAGTCCCTTAGCGTCAGCCCACACTCTCCAGCTGTCTACCTGATCCACTTCAGCCCTGAATGAGAAGACCTTCTTCTGAGCCTTCTGTGGCTTCTCTGTGGTCTCTTCTGGGACTGTCTTAGTATTTCTCTTAGCTGGCTTCTTAGTGGTCTCTGTGGAGCTCTCAGACGCTCCAGAGAAGAGCTTGTCAAGGCTTGATCCAGCGTCCTTCAGTTTATCCATCTTGCTTCTTGCCATCTTACTTCTCTCCCTTCATGAACTCATCTATAAATGACTGATAGTCTACTGTTGCATTTGCTTTTGGAGCTTCAGTGAAGAGATCAGACCTCATGACCTGACTCTCCCTGACAGCCACACTATTTCTGATAGGCTGTGAGAAGACCTTAGTCCCCAGCTTCTCAGCTGTCTGAGTGATCTGATCCATTAGAGCCTTGCTCACATTCGTCCTCTCATCATGTCTGGTTATGAGAAGACCAGCTATCTCCAGATCCCTATTGCTATACTTCCTGACCCTCTGGATCAGTAGATTGAGCTGAGAGAGTCCCTGAATGGAGTAGAGATCAGCTGTGAGTGGTATGATCACACTGTCAGAAGCTGTGAGAGCGTTGACAGTCAAGATCCCCAGAGTAGGTGGAGTGTCAATGATACAGAAGTCATAGTCAGCCTTCACAGTGTCCAGAGCTTCCTTCAGCATGAACTCTCTCCCAGTCTGAGTGAAGTCCATGTCAGCTCCAGCCAGAGTCAGACCCCCAGTGATCAGATCATAGCCCAGCTCAGTCTTCTGGATCAGATCAGGGAGCTCAGCTGAGCCCTTGAATACATCATAGAGAGTCTGATCCATATTGAGGATATCAGCCCCAGCTCCCAGAGAGAGATTGCACTGAGGATCAAGATCCACAGCTATGACCTTATAGCCCTTCTTTGACAGTCCTGAAGCCAGAGCTCCAGTAGTGGTAGTCTTTGCGACTCCACCTTTTTGATTTGATAGTGTGATTGTCTTCATTTCTGATCTCCCTTCAGTGTCCAGCTGGTAGCTCTTTTAGTCCCCAGCTTAGTGAAGTCTTCATGTGAGAGATTTGACTCAGCTATGACCTTCTTAGATCCGTCTGAGCCTATCTCCATAATATCCTCATAGATATTGACTGTGAGCTTCTGAGAGCCCTCTGGAGTCTCTACAATGACAGTCCCTTCCCCTTCATACCTGAGATAGGTACTGTCTGGATCATAGCCCATCTGAGTGAGATACAGAGTGATAGAGTCCTGAGCTCTTGACCTTGATCCCATGCTGTCACCTTCCTTCCTGAATATTTGATTTCATGATTTCATGAATACATGATTTCATGTCTACAATATATCACAGCTCCCTCAGCTTGTCCATAAAAAAAGAGACTGAGGATCTTCTGACCCCAGTCCCTTCTCTGGATCTCATGCTGTCAGCTCATGAAGGATCTTTGTTGCTTCCAGCTTCTGATCTACTGTAGTCTGGTCACTGTCCAGCACTTCCTGAAGAGCCTTCTTCATACTCTCTTTGAGCTGTCTCTCTTCCCTATATTTCTGATCCCTTGCTTCCTTGTGCTTCCTTCTGGTCTCTACAGCCTTCTCAGATGGAGTCATACCTCACACCCCCTCTCTCATTTCTTTTTTGTACTTGTATAGCGTATTTCTGGACAGCTTAGCTGATATCTCTCTATTCTCTATCTGTCCATTTCTCTTCTTGTTAGGGATTGTCACTGTCTTAGTCTTCAGGATAGCTAACACTTCAGAGTCAGTGTTATGTCCATCAAAGTCTCTGGAGTATTCCCTGATTAGAGCTTTGATAGGCTCAGCCTTCTTGACAGTCAGCTTGTCCCCTTCAGATCTTCCTACTTGCTTCCCATTGATCTTAGCTACAGCCATTCCTTCCTTGACTCTCTGTCTCAGATCATCTACTTCCTTCTGGGACTGTTCAAAAGCCTTCTTGATATCTCCCTTGACCTTAGCCATCATGAAGCTGTTGATAGCTGTCATTATTCCAGATATCAGATCATCTGTAGCCTGATCCCCTGACTTCACATCTACTGAGATAGATCCCTTCAGGGCTTCTCTGTAGCTTGCTGTATTGATATGGGGCTCTTTTAGGAAGATCAGCTCACATCCACGCTCATATAATTCCTGATACACCTTGAAGCCTTCCTCAGCGTCTCTACTCATTCTGGAGACAGAGTCAAAGACTACTTGATCTCCCTTCTTCAGCTTAGGATAGAGCTTGCTCCATGCTGGTCTGTCCATCTTAGTCCCAGTGTATTCATCCTGAATTATCACAGCGTCTGGATATTGAGCTTTGATATTCTTGATCTGTCGCTCAATATTTTGCTCCATTGTCGATACCCTCACATATCCATATTTTTTCATGTCTGATCCATCCTTCCTGATATACTTATTCATTTCTGAGTTTACTCAGATTTGCTACTATAAATATACCATAGAAGGACAGATCCGTCAACACTTTTGGTACTGTTTTTATATAGCCCAGATTTGATACTACTCACTGAAGACAGCGTCCAGATCAGAGCCTTCTCCCATGAGTCTCTCATAGACAGTGGACTGTCTGTCACTCCACTTCAGAGCTGTCTCTACTGTATAAGGAACTACAGCCACATTATCAATGATAGGCTTATTTCCCATGTAGTGAACTCCCCCAGTGTCTATATCGTTCTCTTTACAGTATCTCAGGATCACCTGAGTCATAGTGTGATTGTCAGCATTTCTGTTGAGCATAGCCTTGATATCTCTCTGAGTCAGCTTCACTCCAGCCTGAAGCAATTTCACATCTTCAGTCAGAAGAGAAGGATCAAGATCATCCTGAGCTCTGAGCTCATCTGTATACTCAGCACAGATCCTCTGGACTTCCTTGTTTGCGTTATGTCTAGTATCATCCATCTGTCTTCTGAGACTGTCCCTCTGAGGGATCAGCTTCTCTCTGACATACTCCCCACTGTACTTCCCTGAGCTGATATCTTCACTCACCTTAGTCAGCTGAGCTGACAGATCCTGAAGAGTCTTCAGCCCTTCCTTAGTGACACCATTGATCTGATTGTAAAAATCTCTTTTTGTTCTCATGATTATTCACTCCATTTCTTTATAAGTTGACAGCCATTGTCATACAACATACAGTCTTCACTACATCCATAATTTGATATAGGACAGCGTCTCCCTTTTGTCTCAGGACTCTTCATACATCCCTCTTCTGAGTAAAAAGCACACTGTATCCTACATTTTGAGCTCATCCCTTTACTGAAGGGACAGCTCCCCAGCTTATTCAGCTTAGCTTCAGCTTCAGCTCTTTCTTTCCTAGCCCTCTCTTCATCTTCCTTCATTCTCTTCCTGACAGCGTCAGCCTGACTGACTGGGATCATCACTCCATTGACAGATATCTCAGGCTCATACTCAATACAGCCCCCTATCTTCCTGAAGCGTCTCCCTTGCTGGTCTGTCTCCCAATCACTGATCTCAGGACTCTTCATAGTGTTCACCTCTCTTTCTGAAGTAGTAGTCTGATATCACATCCACTGAGAAGAGTGGGATATGTGATCCAGTAAAGTCCTTTACTAGCTCTCTGTTTGCGTCACATACTGAAGCATAGGCTGGAAGGACTTGATTTTTCCATGTTTGCTCATCTATCTTGCTAAAACAGTGAGGACAGTATCTGGACTTCTCATGATCCAGAGTCCACTCATATACTTCCCAGCTTCCACCACAGTAGTCACAGTGAATTTTCATATAACTCATGTCTTTTCTCCCTTCTACGCTGAGTATTTGCGATTATAAATAACTCTATCCAGTGCATAGGCTAGAGCGTCACAGCTGTGATTGTCTTTGTCAGGAACTGAGCTCAATACATCCCCAGTCCTTTTGTCCACTTCATAGCTGTAGTTTTGGAGCTCTCTTGCTGTGTTCGGAGTCCTTGCTGGATCTACTATGATCCTTCTCTTCTGAAGCCATTTCAGGCGATACTCCACACATCCAGCGAACTTAGTACACGCTATAGCCTTCAGTCCAAAGTCCCTGATATCCTGAATTGACTTAGGCTCAGCTGAGTCACAGATTATCAGTGGTCTCTCTTCATAGACTTCATGTGATAATGGAAGATATTTCAGCTTCTTTGACTTGTAGAAGTCAGATGACAGTATCTTCTCAGCTAACTGACTATTGCTCATGTGAGTCTTGTATATCTCATCCATGATCCAGATAGTCTCTGTCCTTGCGTCATAGCTCACTCTCAGGAAGCAAGCTGGATCTGAAGCAAAACCCCAGTCAATTCCACAGTAGATCTTGTCAAGCTGACTGTATTCTTCATCTGTTATCTCCCTGACTTCCAGTGTCTCAAAGACCTCTGATCCATTCCCTACAGCAAGCCCCATGTATTCATTTTCATAGGCTCTGGGATTGACCTCTTTCAGTCTCTCAGCTTCATCAAAGAAGCTCTGTCCCAGCCATCCTACTGGGATCTGGAGATAGTTAGTCAGAAGAGTGATTGATCTCTCATCTGGTCTCTCTATGTAGGTATTAGCCCAGTTTGCTCTTGATATAGGTGGATTGAAGGATCTGAGTACACAGAAGCTGTCTCCACCTCTCAGGACTGACTGCTGTAGATTTCTCAGCTCAGGCTCTCCAGTGATTTCTGAGAACTCTTCCATCCAGAGATATTTGAAGTAGCCCATTGAAGGCTTGATACTTTTGAGCTTCTGAGGATCATCCAGACCAGTCAGCCTGATTACTTGTCCAGTCTCATACACGAACTGAAGCGGATTGAGAGTGGATCTCCAGTGCTCAGATACTCCCAGAGTGTCTATAGCCCACTGTAGCTGACTGAAGACAGATCCTCTCAGAGTGACAGCCCACTTCCTGACTACTAAAGCATTTGACTGAGCTGTCTTGTCCATCATGATCTGAAGGATCAGCTCCAGAGCACAGAAGGAAGACTTCCCTGATCCTCTTCCCCCAGGAAGATTGTAGAACTCATGAGAGCCCTGACAGATATCCTCATGGAGTGGATAGTAGACCTCAGCTATATGATCCCTGATATCAATATTCTTCAGCTCATCCTGAAGACTTCTGGAGCGTCTTCTGACCTCTTCTAAAGCCCTCAGACGCTTGTCCATGATATAGCTTGATACTTTCACTGTCTCACCCCTTAAAGCGTCTTATTTTGGCTCTCAGCGTCTTCCAGAGCTTCTATCCTTGCTATGAGCTCAGTGATTTGCTTCCACTGTCCCAGCTGACTCATGAGAAGCTGTATAGCATTGACTTTGACCTGATCTTTTGTGTTCTGGTCTCTGATTATCCCCTGAAGGATCTCCACATCTTCTGAGAGATATGACTCCATCTTCAGGACAGCTTCCCTGATTAGCTCTGACCTTCTGTCAGTGAGGATCTTCTGGAAGTCTGGATCATTCTTCAGTCTGTAGTATTTTGTTTTACTGATCCCAGTGACCTTCATGATCTCATTTGCTTTGAAGCTGGTCAGGAAGGCTGTTATCAGGCTCTCAGGATATTCCTTCATCCGTCTCACCTCTCTTTCTTTCCTCTATGTATTTCTGAGCTTCCTCTTCAGTCTGGAAGACCCTCTTCACATCTTCCCAGCAATAGCCTGATCCCATGTCCTTCAGCTCCCAGACTTTGAAGAGTCCGTCTCTGTATGGTCTGATCTTGAATTTACTCATATCAGTCACCTCTTTCTCTGTCATAGTAGTTATGTAGTTTCTTGTGACAGCTTCCACAGACAGTACACAGATCCCTCATCACATCTTCATGACCCAGATTTCTGTATGTCACATGATGGACTTGCATAGTCCTACAGTGATCTATTGATCTCCCACACATGACACATCTGAAGCCATCTATCTCCATCCGCTGTCTCTTCTTTTCTTCCCACTCTGGGGACTTGATATATTCCTGATAAAATGCTGATTGCACTCTCTCACTCCCTTCAGGGCACATAGGGCACTTTTTTTCTGATTTCTTTTATTTTTTCAGATTTCTGAAGATTTTACTTTTTATCTCTTATCTATTGCCCTAACTGCCCTAACTGCCCTAAAGCCTATAAATAAAGGATTTTTTCAGGGCACTTCTTAAAAATAAACTGCTCTAAACTTGCCCTAAAGCTGTCTCATACTGCCCTCAGTCAAAGGGAAGATCCATCTGATCCTCTACTGGAATGAACTCAGGGCACTTCTCAGGGCTGTTATTTTCTAAAGAAATGCCCTCAAAATACCTCAGTCCATTTGACTTGACCTCTCTGAAGTCCTTAGCCCTCATAGCTATGTAGAAGTTATTTCTACTGAGTGGAGTCCTATCAGTGCTGAGACAGTAGGCATCATATTTCTGATACAGCTGACCTCTCTCCACTCTTGCTCCCCTGACTCTGTAGCAAGTCTCAAAGATCCACGCTTCCACAGTGTCTGAGTCATTTCTGAGGGACTGTACAGCTTCTCTTGATCCTTCTGACTCTGTTATCACTCCAGCCTGATACATTCTCTCCAGAGCCTTCACTGACAGCTGGATCATGTAGTCTATCTCTCTCTTCAGAAGATCCAGATAGTCAGCTCTCTTCACTTCAGGCTGTCTTGTCATATTGAGGATCAGAAGTCTTCTGTAGAAGCCATTTGTCCTCTCTGATATGACTAGTGGTAGCTCATTTGTACTGAAGACCAGCTTTGAGTAGTTTCTGAATGAGATAGCGTCTTTTCCTTTTGGCTCTCCCCTCAGACTGTCCTCACCCAGTATCTTCTTTATGACTGAAGTATCTTCCAGAGCTGAGACTTCCAGATCAGCACATGAGTTGAGTAGTTTACCCAGAAGACCATAGGAAGCAAAACGCTGAGTCAATTCCTTCAGAGATATATTGCTGATATTCTCAGCCCCTATCATGGACTCTATCATCTGGATCACTGTGGACTTGCCTGAGCCCCCAGACCCATATAGGATCATGAACTTCTGTTGTCTGGTATCTCTTGTCAGACAGTAGCCCATGAACTGAAGCAACATTTCTCTGTCATCCGTCTTAGGGACTATGAACTGAAGCCACTTCTCCACCTCAGCCCCAGTGAGCTGAGCTTCTGGATCATACTCATGAGGGATCTGATTGATAGCTCTGTATTTTGGATCATGAGGGATCATCTTCTGAGCTAGTGGATCATAAAAACCATTTTTGAAGTTGATCCAGTGCTGAGGATACCTATTCAGATCCTGATATGTGACCTGAAGATCCTTCTCACTCAGGAAGAGCCTATACACTCTGTCTATAGTGGTACTCTTGACCAGCTCTGGATAGATCAGCTTCCTGATAGCTGTCTTCAGGTTTGCTCCACTCACATCTCCTCTGTAGACTCCATCCTCATACATATAAGGGACTGAGCCCAGTATGAAGATATCTCCACGCTTGCTCAGATACTCATAGATCCTGAAGTCATAGACAGAAGTAGGAAGTCCCTTGTCATTGAAGTGATGGAACTGACTCAGATCCTCTCCAGTATTCATGATTTCATGATTTCTTGATTTCATGATTTCATCTTCTGAAGATCCAGCCTGATATCTCATCACACTGTCATATATCTTCTGTAGCTCTCCATCTGGTATAGGTGGATTGCACTTCTCATGATTGAGCTGTCTGAGTAGCTCCAGAGTCTTCACAGCTGGTACTGACTTAGACCTGAGAGAAGCCCCATATCTGAAAAGAGTGTCATTCCTTGCCCCTTCTGGGATTGTCTCAGGGATCTCAAAGACTCTCTTCTGACTCTCTCCCAGTGTCTCTCCAGTGACTTTCCTCTCCAGACGCTCCAGCCACTTCTCAGGAAGCTCAGCAAGCTCTATCTCAGTAGGATCAGAGCTACTCTCCCACTCATACCTCTGACCAGTCTCAGGATGGACAGAAGGTGGAGCTACTACATAGCCCCCTTGACCTCTGATATCTATATCCTGACCCAGTTTTGACGCTGAGTTTTTGACCTCATGTCCTTCTGGATATCTGAAGTAATAGTGAAGCCCACCTGATCCAGTGATAGCTGTCCATGTCTCAGGAAGCTCTCCCAGCTCTGACTCCAGATCCTTCAGAGACTCATCACCATACTTCCCCTGATCGTGCTTTATATCTACATCTATGACCAGAAGTCCATTGATCTCTCCAGTAGCTATCCCTATATTTGCTGAGGGATACTGACTCCACCATGACTCCACCTGAGCTCTGTCTCTTGTGGCTTCTTTACATCCATGAGCTGTCAGTGGGATCTTTCCCTTCAGTGGGAAGATAGCTAGTGAGTGTCGCTTCCCTTCAGTCTGTATATATTTGATAGCTTCCTTCTTCACTCACTCTCACCTCTCAGCTCTCTGACCGCTGTCAGTATTCTCTCTCTCATGTCAGGCTTCAGCTGGTATCTCAGAACTCTGGACAGATACTCTGGAGTGACTCCCATCTGTTCAGCTACATCCTTGAAGAGAAGCCCTGAGTCTTTTACATATAGCCTGATATCCAGATTGTTCATGATATCGCTCCCTTCTTTTTGTTTAACTCTTGACCTTGTTCAAGTCTTATTATATAATCATTTATGATGATTGTCACATCATCCAATAATTATTTATGATTAGTTTTAGGAAGGATTGAGGGATAAAACATGAAGAAAACATCATCTAAAGAAAATGTGAGAGTATCACGCATAAAAGAGCTGTTAAAACGTGAAGGATTAAAGCAAAAAGACCTTGCCTATGAGCTGGATATGGAGCCCCAGAACTTCTCCAGATTTATGATCTCAGGGAAGGTATCAGAGAAGACTTGTGAGAAGATAGTGAAGCTCTATCCTGACTATAGGATTGAGTGGCTTCTGGGATATGATGATCTCATGACTCACTATGACTGGGCTGACAATGTCCAGCACATGAAGGATCTTGTAGCTGACTCCATGTGGGGAGTCATTGAGAAGTCCCTGAATAAAAAAGGGAAGTCTCTGAAGTTTGTTCACAGATCAGGACAGCACATAGACTCTACTGAGAGACTCCATGCTGATTGTTATTATTCAGTAGTGGACAGTCAGACTGGGAAGGAACTCAAAAGACTGACCGCTCTGGAGATGGTACAATTTGAAGAGAAGATACAAGAATACTGTGACTTCATGTCTGAGAAGTATCTGTGAGTATCAATTCTGAGCTATTCTTCCTAAAATACCAAAAGTGATACATATTGACGCTGAGACAGTCTCTTCTGGGGCTGTCTTTTTGTATTGCTTCTGACTCTACTCAGATTTGACTATATTAGCATAAAAAAAGAGAGACCAGCTGGATCTGATCCCTCTCAGGCACGTTATATTATCAATATGTTTTTTCCCTATTCCTGAGCCCTTGATTTCATGCTTTCATGTATTCATGTTTTCATGTCTTCTCCCAGTGTCTGTAGACTGTGGACTTGCTCAGACCAGTCTCCCTGATACACTCAGCCTTCTTCCCTTCAGGATGATCTGATCTCCACTGTCTGACCTTCTCAGACTGAGACTTCCTTCCATTCCCTTCTCTCCACTCTCCATCTGGATAGTCTACCATCTGAACGGCTCTAGCCCTCTGAAGGTGGACAGCTTGCTTCCTTCCATTTCTCTTGTTCTTCTTGATCTGGATACCAGACAGCTTTGAGATATCATCTATAGGGAAGGTACAATATCTCTCATCATAGCACTCCAGAGCTGACTCCACATCCACCTCAGTGAAGCTCTCTTCTGGATATATGTCATTCATAAAAGGGATCAGTCCCATAGCGTCTGACCTGAGCTCTTCTTCACTGATCCCAGACTTCACAGCATAGATAGCAAGACACATGATATTGAAGTATCTGTGATGGAAGGAAGCTCCCACTCTGATCTGTCTCTTCCACCAGTCATACAGATCTCTTTTACAAGTCCAGTGTCCTCTTGTGGAGTCACCTTCTACCACTCTCTTCTGATACCACTCAGGATACTTCTTCTGAGCCTGATCCAGAGTCATAGTGCTCTCTTTGTAGAGCTTGCTCTCGTCTATTCTGTACTCATCTGATACATAGTCACAGAGCTGACTCAGAGTAAATGGATGATAATTGACTCTGAAGGCTCTCACCCTGACTCCATCTATCTTAGTCTTTCCCCCTATCGGTCTGAAGCCCTGATTGATCCCCTGATACTGGATCTTTTTCTCTTTGCTTGTATACTCATTCCAGAGCTTCTCAGTCAGAGCATACTTCAGACTCTTCAGCTGGATCTTGATATTCGGATACAGTGGAACTGGATCTTCAAAGAGATAGTATAGGTGGACTCCATGACCTGACAGAGCTATGTAGTTAGGGACTGGATACGCTTCAGCCCTGATAGCTCCACTCATGAAGTTATTGAGAGAGCTGTCTGTCACTCCATCCAGATCAAAGATCAGAGCATACATCTTGTTAGCACTTGCCTGAAGATTTTTCCTTCCAAAATAGCTGACTCCATTGATGATAGCAAAATCAGCTTCCTGAAGCTCTCTCAGAGTATCCTCAAAGGTATCATCAAACATGATCCTATAGTGACCCTTCTGAGTGTGGCTGTCCTTCCAGTAGCCTAGTGGATTGCTCTTCCCATTCCTACTCTCATCCCCTGATCTCTGGATCAGTCCATCACCCAGACTGAAGATATCAGAATACACTTCCATAGCTGTCACTTCTGAAGCTCCCCACTCTTTCAATACATCCTCTAACATGACCACACATCCTCTCAGAGCCCTCTGGGGCACGTTATATTATCAATACATTTTTGACACCTTTTTGAGCCATTATAAGGGACAGCCTGAGAAGTGTCAAGCTATCCCCTATTTGAATACATGATTTCATGTTTTCATGATTTCTTCTGAGCCATCTTCAGCTCATAGATCTGTCTCTGATCCTCTGTGAGAGAGTGTCTCTTGATATACTCAGTGATAGCCTTCTCTCCCAGCTCATCCACCTTCAGTCCCTTAGCGTCAGCCCACACTCTCCAGCTGTCTACAGCTTCCACTTCAGCTCTGAATGAGAAGACCTTCTTCTGAGCCTTCTGGGGCTTCTCTGAGGGCTTCTTTTTTGCTTCCTTAGTGTTTCCCTTAGTTATCTCTTCAAACACTCCAGAAGAGCTCTCAGACGCTCCAGAGAAGAGCTTGTCCAGCTCTGATACACTTTGCTTCATTTTATCCTTTTTGATAGCCATTTTCATTCTCCCTTCAGTAGCTCATCTATAAAAGCTGTATAGTCTTTTGTTGCGTTTGCTTTTGGGGCTTCAGTGAAGATATCTGACTTCATGACCTGACTCTCTCTGACAGCCACACTATTTCTGATAGGCTGTTTGAAGACCTTAGTCCCCAGCTTCTCAGCTGTCTGAGTGATCTGATCCTGAAGAGCTTTACTGATATTTGTCCTCTCATCATGTCTGGTTATCAGAAGACCAGCTATCTTCAGATCCTTGTTGCTGTACTTCCTGACCCTCTCTATCATCCCATTGAGCTGAGAGAGTCCCTGAATGGAATACAGATCAGCTGTGAGTGGTATCACAACACTGTCAGACGCTGTCAGAGCGTTTACAGTGAGGATACCTATAGTAGGTGGAGTGTCAATGATACAAAAGTCATAGTCAGCTTTTACGCTGTCCAGAGCTTCCCTCAGCATGAACTCTCTCCCAGTCTGAGTGAACTCCATGTCAGCTACAGCTAGATTGAGTCCCCCAGTGCTCAGATCATATCCCAGATCAGTCTTCTGGATTGTATCCTGAAAATCAGCTGTCCCCTTGAATACATCATACAGAGTCTGATCCATACTCAGGATATCTACTCCAGAGCTCAGAGAGAGATTGCACTGAGGATCTGTGTCCACAGCTAACACCTTATACCCTCTCTGAGACAGCCCTGAAGCTAGAGCTCCAGTAGTGGTAGTCTTTGCTACTCCACCCTTCTGATTAGATAGTGTGATTGTCTTCATTTCTGATCTCCCTTCAGTGTCCAGCTGGTAGCTCTTTTAGTCCCCAGCTTAGTGAAGTCTTCATGTGAGAGATTTGACTCAGCTATGACCTTCTTAGA